CTTGAGGAAGCCGCGTTCGTGGTTCGTCGCGGAGGTGAAGGTGTTGTAGATGTTAAAGGTTTGGGCGTTGGTGCTGCGGCGTTGAGCGAGCGTGTCGGAAGCCCCATCTCGTAGAAGGGCAACATCTCCTGCCGCTGTTCCCGATGCGGTAGCCAAAAACTCTAACGATGAGCCAATACCTAATGTATCCGCAAAGTTTAATCCAACGCCTCCTCCTGTGCGCGTGCGTGCAGTCCACCTCAAGCCGCTTCCGCCGCACCTAATTAGCGTGGCGTTGACGTTTGATTCGCCACGACGAATGGCAAACGCCTCGCCACCATCAAGATTGATATTGAAGTAAGAGCTTGCACTGGCGCTTGCCGTATTGGTCAACGAAAGGTTTAGCCCAGTGAAAGTTGTTCCGCTCGCGTTCCACGTTTGGCTCAAATCCAGCACAGGCGCGGACGCCGTGAGCGTGCCGTTGTTGGCGGTGAGGGTCGTGAAGGTGCCAGTGGTTCCAGTGATTGCGGCGGGCGTGGTGTTGCCGATGGGCTGGCCTTCGACTTGGATGCGGCCAGAGGCATCTGGCGCGGTCAGCGTGCGGGTGGTGCCGGTGGTGATGCCGCTGAGTTGGAAGGCTAGATTTTTGGAGCTGTCGGCGTTGTCATAGAGGAGGAAGTTGGCGTCGTTGAAGACGTCGGGCAGAATGCCCGCGTAGGTCCAGTCAGTTGCGCGTGTTCCGGTGGTGGCAACGCGAATGTAGATGCCAGCGGGCTTGCGGTTGATGAGCCAAGTGCCTTCTGGCTCGCGGACGAGGTAGGCGCTGTCTACGGCTGGCGGGTTGGCGGTGGGCAGCGCGCTGAAGTTTTGCACCTCGCCTTCAAGATACGACGATCCGCCGCCGCCGCCACCAGAGCCTTTCTGGTCGAACGTGCCGCTGAAGGGATTAAAGGTCCAAGCCATGCGTTAAGAACGAGTGACGGAAGCCAGCGAGGCGTCGTCGGTGGTCGGCGGGTTGGTCGTGTAGGAGAAGGTCAGCGTGGCAACTGTTTGGCCGCCGCTGCCGCCTTCTTTGTAGGTCACGGTCTGGATGTTGTTCGTGCTGCCGTAGTAGCTGATCGAGAGATAGTCGTGCTGCGGGATGTTGAGACCAGCGACGTTGCGGACGTTGATGTTCGGGTGCATACGGTTAGGCGGCGGGTTGGGCGGACATGCCGAGTTGTTGCTCTTGCGCCATCTTTTGGAGCGCAGGCTGGGCGCCGGTGCGGCCGATTACGGCGTTTTGTTGCTGTTGGAGCTGGAACTGGAAGGCTTGTGCTCTTGCGTCGATCATGCTGCGGAAGATTTCGTCTTGCTGATACCGCTGCTGGACGGCGGGATTCGACTGAATGATCGTCTGCAAGGTTTGCAGTCTTACTTGCGCGTTTTGGCCGCCCTCTTTCAGTGGCGGCTCGGTGCCTGCGCTGATTTTTGCAAATGCGGTTTGTTCGTCTTCTTGCTCGGCCTGGGTAGCGGCGCCGATGTCTTTGATGAGGATGCCGGCGAGATTTGGGTCTACTGCCTGCATCATATATTGGACCAGGCCGACTCGATCGATAACGCCGAAGCTGTCCAGGGGAACCAAGACTTTGGCGAGGTAATCTAATTTGGCGCCGAGGGCTTCGGAGTCGAGCAGCCGAGCATCGAACTCGCAGGTCACATCAAAACGCCCGCGGATGTCATTAGGGCTGGCAGTGAGCGGGAGATTGGGGTTGCCGGTGACGCGGGCGACTTCTTCCGCGGTCATATACTGCTGGCAGAGGGCGAGCGTCTGGACGAGGCAGAGCTTCATGTCCAAGAGCCAGCTATCGACCAGCTCCTGAGTGTGCAGCATGTAGCGTTGCGGCGGGACGGCTTCGGAGATGCGGCCGAAGTAGTTGTCCACGTCGTTGCGGATGGACATTTCGACTTCGATTGAGCCGGCGTCGGGCTGCGGCGGGTTCATCCAAGAGATCTCGCCGGGGCGGCGCTCGGGGATCTGCACGCCCGGTCCCATGATGAGGTCCATCTTGCCGCGCGCGGCGGGGGTTTTGAGCGGGGGCAAAGTGACGATGCTGGCGCGGTCGCCTCGCATGTCCCTCTGGATTTTGACTTCTTCTTGGGCGGTCTGGACGATCTCCGGCACGCCGCGGGATTCCAAGATGGGGCGTGAGGCGCGTTCGCGGGGCAGCTCGACGAAGGGATAGAGCGCGTGGGCGTAGGGTAGGATGTCGTGGACGGCGGTGCGATCCGGGACGTGGTAGCTGAGGACGGTGCGGGTGACGCGCATCGCCTTGGTGCGGTCGTCGTGCTCCTTCCTGTAGACGTGCCAGATCTCGATCATGTCGCGCTGGTGGTCGTAGAGGAACTGGTCGCTGCGGTGGAGGTTCAGCGAGATGCGGCGGATGTCGCCTTTCTTCTCCACGACTTGCTCAACCCATTTGTCGTCCCAACCCTCTACAGCGGCACGTTCGCGCAACTCCGGTTCGGTCATTAGCTCGCGTCGGGCAACGAACGCGGCACGCTGTAACGAGTAGGTCTGGGCGGGGAAGATGATGTCTTCCCAAGGCTCGAGCGCGGTCCACTGGGGCCGGCTTTCAAAAACGTAGGGCTGCTCCCATTCGACGAAGCCTTTCTCGCGGAACTGGCGGACTTTGGCGGTGCTGCCGAGTTCCGGGATCACTTCGCCCATGAGCTGGGCGGCGAGTTCTTCCTGCTCGGGGTCGAGGACGACTTCGAGCAGGGCTTGCAGATTCGGATCTTGCGACTCCTGCAGCATCATCATGGCGTCTTCCATGCTGAAGCTCTTGATCTCGGTGCGGGTGGTCTTGATCCAATCGACGGCCATGACGGCGAGGCCGTAGGTCTCGCGGAAGTTGGCGGCGAGCTGCACTTCCCTGCGGAGATCATCAAGGACGTGCTGGAAGAGGAGCCATTTCAACACACTTTCCGCGGCGTTGCGTTTGTCGATGTCCATGGACTCGACGGGCTGGACTTGGACGCGCGCCTTGAAGAAGGCGTTGGTCAGCATGGCAACGTGGTCGCGGACGATGGTGTCGGCCATGCGCACGCGCGAATCGAGGGACTTGTCCCATGGGAATGGGCGCTTGCCGAGGGCTTCTTGGTGTTTGCGGCCGTCGTCGGTCTGGCCGGCCCAGATGCAGAAGCGGGTGTTCCAGTTGCGGAGCTTGCGCTGGACGTAGCCGCTGCCATCGGCGTCGGCTTCATCGATGTCCGAGAGGATCTCGGAGATTTTGTCGCGGTCGGGTGCTTTGATCATTTAAGGGACAAGCACCGTGGTGCGGCGCGGGGTGTAATGGACGGCGGTCTCGGGGTGGCGCTTTTTGAAGTCGTCGCGCCAGCCTTTGTCGGCCCAGCAGCCGGGTTCGGTTTTTTCCCAAGCCCAGTAGACATCGGCGTCGATGCTCATGGTGTGCTGGCCGATGCCTTCGACGGCGCATTGCTCAAGGCGCTCGTTGGCCTGCGCGATGCGCTGCTGCTCAAGGCCAGCCATGACGGCCTTGACGTTCCAACCTGTGAGGAGTTCCTCTTTGACGAGGTGGGCCATCTCATCGCCCAGGTCGTTGGCGATGCCGGTCCAGAGTGAGTCGGCCATCCTGAAAGCTGCGGCGCCCGGAGACGCCGCAGGTGATTCAAGACTTGGTCTGACTTAGAGCGCGTTGACGTTGGCGATGTGGAGGAAGACCTCCAGCTCGCCGGTGTTGTGGGCCGCAAGGCTGTCGCCAGTAGTGCAAGCGAAGGCCGCTTGGATATACTTGGGCGAGGCTGCCGTGCCGGCCACAAACACGAACGGAGTCGCAGAGGGGTTGACCTTGTAGAACACTTCGGTTCCGCTGGGATTCAACTCCTGAGACGTGATGAACGCATCGTCGTCGGCGGTCGTGTCGTCGTGACCGATCTTCACCGTGGTGGTGATGGTGTCAGCGTCCGAGCTGTCAAACACGGATGTCATGTTTGTCGCCGCGGCTTTGACAACCGTGCCGGCAACGACAGGGATCAAATTGATCGTCTGGGCGTCATCGGTGTCGGTGAGGTCGTTGTGGTCGAGGATGACCTTGTGCGTGTAGCCGAAGGCGGCTTTGGTTTCGTAGGGCAGTTCGTAGAC